CGTGACTTTAGGTTTCCACGTCAAAGGCACAGGTTCTGTAGAGTTTTTTGTAAACAGAAACTTGGTTGCTACTCATACGACTAATCTTCCTGATGATGAGAACTTAGCGATAGGAGCTATGGAGTTGTCTGGTTCTGCTACCGGAACCAAATCAATGAATGTTGATTACCTCTTCGCCGCACAAAACCGTTAAGGAGTAAAGTATGGCTACTTCCTCTAAGACTAAACCTAAAGCTGCCGCGAAGAAGGCTACTACGAAGAAGGTTTCTAAAAAGGACTTACCTCCTGTTGGAAGCGCGAAGCGTAAAGCACTTATTCTGCGGGGTGAAATAAAGGAGTAGAATATGGCAGGGTCTGATGTAGTAGCAGTCTTTATAACTGCTGATACTAATGCCGCTGATGTTGCTTCTATTTCTGCTAATGAGCGTCCTAATACTGACTTCACAATAGGCGGGACGGACACCTCTGGCGGAGTTGCAACTTTTGACGCAGGAAGAATTGTCACGGCGACCACAACAGGAACGGGTGATAGCGGAAAAACTGTGACCATCACAGGCACAGATGTTAACGGTGCTGCTCAAACAGAAACGATAACACTTCCGGGATCAGCAACCACCACGTCAGGGACCAAATTTTTTAAGACCGTTACCGCAGCGAGTGCTAGTGCACAACCAGCGGCTAATGTTTCTTTGGGTCATGCGGCGGATGCGGCTGACGTTATCTTCGCAGGAAGATCTCGTTTGCAGGGCTTGAACATTGTTTGTTCTGCAACGGCTGGAACTCTAGACTTTAAGACCACTTCTCCTACTGGATCTAGTGTTTTCAAAGTTGGAACTGTTGCTTCGGCTACGGCTACAAGGGATATCACAATTCCTGACGAGGGCTTGCTCTTTACTGATGGGATTTATATTCAGTATACCGTTGCTACGTTTACTACGTTGACAGCATTTCATGCGTAATGGCACCGAAAAAGAAAACAACAACTCGTAAGAGGGACAAACAGCCTCCCAAAACGAAGAAGTATTTTCGTTCTACGAAATCAGGGGCTGGAATGACGAAGGCCGGGGTGGCACGTTATAGGCGTGAAAACCCCGGTTCTAAGTTGCAGACAGCTGTCACAGAAAAGAATCCTAAAGGCAAGAGAGCCGCAAGAAGAAAATCTTTTTGTGCTCGATCAGCCGGTCAGATGAAAAAGTTTCCGAAGGCGGCAAAGAACCCAAACAGTCGCTTACGGCAGGCAAGAAGGCGTTGGAGATGCTAGATCTTTTGGACAAGAAAAACATAGCATCAAGTGTAGTCGTAGCTGTAGTTGCGGCTACTATTATATGGATATGCGCCACTCTGGTTGACGTTGATAAGCGTACAGCCGTAATGGCGGTTCAGGTTCAAAAAAATCATGAAATGGTTTCTGCCCTTTGGGAGGCCACCGTAACTGATAAAATCAATAGAGCTAGATATGACAATTTCGAGGTCAAGCATACCCCAACAAATAACTAAGTCTCCATCAAAAAGGAGAAAGAAACGAGACCCGAAAGTCGGCACAGGAAAAAAGCCAAAGGGTAGCGGGAGAAGACTCTATACGGATGAAAACCCAAAGGACACAGTCAGTATAAAATTTGCTACACCATCAGACGCACGGGCAACCGTAGCCAAGGTCAAAAGGATTAAGAAACCTCTTGCAAGAAAAATACAAATCCTTACTGTCATGGAACAAAGAGCAAAGGTAATGGGCAAAAAAGAAGTTGTTAAGATAGCAAAAAGAGGTAAGGAGGCCATACGAAATGCCAGCAAAAAAACCAAAGCCAAAGCGTAAAAAGGGTTCTCCCACTCCTGCTAACCCTAAACTTTATTCAAGGGTTAAATCGGAAGCTAAACGTAAATTCAAGGTATACCCTTCGGCATATGCGAACAGCTGGTTAGTACGCACGTATAAGAAACGAGGCGGGACTTACAAATGAGTCTTAAAGAGTGGTTTGGAAAAGGTCCTAAAGGAGATTGGGTGGACATAGGTGCCCCTAAGAAGGACGGTAAGTTCCAAGCCTGTGGGCGTAAGTCTGCTAAAGGGAGTAAACGAAAGTACCCAAAGTGTGTGCCAAGGGCGACAGCAAAGCGCATGACCAAAGGTCAGATTAGAAGTGCAGTTGCTAGAAAGAGAGCCAAACCGCAGGGAGTTGGAGGAAAACCAACTAATGTCAAGACTTTTGTTAAGAAATCTAGTAAAAAGACTTCTGTAAAGAAAAAGACTCCCGTTAGGAGAAAGACTTCTACAAGAAGGAAAAAACGTAAATGACTACTTCTGGATCCGTTGACTTCGATCTTGATGCCGCTGAGATCATTGAAGAAGCGTATGAGCGATGTGGTCTGGAAATGCGGACAGGTTATGACGCTAGGACAGCCCGTCGATCTATGAACATTATGTTGGCCGAGTGGGCTAACCGAGGTGTTAATCTTTGGACTGTTAGACAACAAACGACAACTCTAACTGCTGGCACTGCTACGTTAACCTTAACCGCTGATGTTGTTAGCGTTCTTGAGGCAGTAATCCGTAGAGACAACACAGATTTTGATCTTCAGTTAATTAGCCGTGGTGAGTATCTTTCCATCCCTAATAAGACCACCACAGGCAGGCCGTCTCAGTTTTATTACAGCCGTCTAAAAGTTCCAGAAATTAACTTGTGGCCAACACCAGATAGTTCTTCTGATCAGATCGTATATTATTTTATGAAACGTATGGAAGATTTCGATACGTTACAAAATACCTCGGACATACCTTTTAGGTTTTTACCGTGTATGGTTGCGGGTTTAGCTTATTATATCTCGTTAAAGAGGGCTCCTGATAAAATACAGATTTTGAAAACCTTGTATGAAGAGGAGTTTCAAAGAGCCCTTAGTGAGGATCAAGAAAGAACAGGTCTTACACTTGTTCCGTCAATTCAATATCTGAGGTACTAGAATGCCTCGATACGCTTCAGGAAGAAAAGCATTAGGAGTATCTGACCGGTCAGGTTTTGTATATCTTTTACGAAACATGAAGAAGGAGTGGAATGGTTCTCTTGTCGGACCTGATGAGTTCGAACCAAAGCACCCTCAGTTAGAGTCTCCAAAAGACGTTGCTGATCCTCAGGCTTTACGTAATCCAAGACCGGACATCACTGCGAGTAATGTTGATGTGCCTGTTGGAAACACGGTCTTCCCACCTGTTGCTTCTGTAGGACCAATGATTGCGGCGGTTGGCCAAGTGGAGGTAAGCATCTCATGAGCTTTACATTTGCAGAACTTAAAACAGCTATACAAGATTACACAGAGAATACGGAAACTTCTTTTGTTACCAACTTACCTGTTTTTATTAGAGCTGCTGAAAGACGCATACTTAGTCTCGTTGATCTAGAGTATTTTAGAAAAAACGTAACCGGTACAATGACAAGTGGTGATAGGTTCTTGGCTGTGCCAGACGATTACCTTGCTTCTTTTTCTCTCTCTATAGAGGTCTCTAGTAGCAAAGTATTCTTGCTTCAAAAGGATGTAAACTTTGTTCAAGAGTACAATCCTAATAGTGCGACAACAGGAGAGCCAATATATTACGCTATCTTTGATGTCGATAACTTTATTATAGGACCAACTCCTGATGCTAACTACAGTAGCGAGTTGCACTACTTCTATGAGCCTGCAAGTCTAACAGCTGGTGCAGATAGCGGTACAACGTGGTTGAGCACGAACGCTCCTAACTCTTTGCTTTATGGATCTTTAGTTGAGGCGTACACATTTATGAAAGGGGAGAATGCGTTGTTAACGCAGTATAACACTAGATTTAGTGAGTCCCTACAACGTCTCAAAGATCTTGGGGAGGCCCGTGAGAACACTGATGCATATAGAATTGGTTTACCTAGAAGGGCTAGAACTTAATGTTTGATATTAACGTAAGTATGCCAGACGATTTTCACGTAAGTGTTGAGACGACTTTAAATCGTGGGTGGACTCCTGAAGAGGTAGCTCATCGTTGTGCGAACAAGCTCATGGAAGTCTCTGAAAATGCACCGCCCGTAATACGAGATCAAGCGGAGGCTTTTAAGCGAGACATCGAAAAAACTATAGCCTTATACATGAGAGAGGCTATAAAATCAGATAGGACGACTATTTTTAACGCTATCAAGAACGCTGGATATCCTGATCTAGCAGAATCTATTAGGAGATTATGAGATGTCAATTACGCAAGCGATGTGCACCAGCTTTAAGAAAGAGCTTCTTGAGGCAAAGCACAATTTCTTAAATTCAGGCGGAAGCACTTTTAAACTGGCTCTGTATACAAGCAGTGCGTCATTAGATGCCACAACTACTGCCTACACTACGAGCAATGAAGTATCTGGAACCGGTTACACTGCGAAAGGAAACACGTTAACTCGTGTTGATCCATCGACCAGTGGCACCACAGCGTTGACTGATTTTGCCGACACAACTTTTAGCAGTTCAACCATAACCGCTAGAGGTGCTTTGATATTCAACGAGGACGCTACTGGAGATACCTCTGTGTGTGTTCTTGATTTTGGAAGTGATAAATCAAGTTCTTCTGGGGACTTCACTGTTCAGTTTCCAACAGCTAGTGCAACAGCGGCGATAATTAGAATAGCCTAATGACCGACATAAAAGTAGCATTTGAGGGATGGAACTCCTCGACGCAGGCTTGGGGGTCTGCGGGATGGGGACAGAATGTCGCTGTCCCTGGTGCTACAGCTGGATTAGGTAGTGTTACAGTAGTTATTGATGTTGACGTTGCTGTCACAGGGGTGGCAGGAACAGGGTCTGTTGGTTCTGTTACAGTATCGGCGGATGCCAATGTAGATGTTACAGGGGTTGCCGGAACCACAGGTTTAGGATCAGTTGTCGCTACTGGTGATGCCAACGTTGATGTTACAGGTGTGGCAGGCACCACAGGTTTAGGTAGCGTTACTGTATCGGCTGATGGTAATGTTGATGTCACAGGGGTTGCCGGAACAGGTTCTGTTGGCTCTGTCACTGTTGTTGAGGGACAGGGTATTACAGTTTCGCTTACTGGTGTTTCTGCCACAGGTGAAACGTCAAACGTAAATGTATGGGGACCGATAGTGCCTAGTCAGACACCTAATTGGTCGGGTATAACACCTAGTCAGACACCTAATTGGACTTCTTTAACACCTAGTCAGACACCTAATTGGCAAGAAACAAAACGTAAAGCCGCATAGTGAGATAGATTATGACTTCTACATATACAGCTAATAATGGCATTGAAAAAATTGAAACCGGGGATCAGTCAGGGACGTGGGGTGAAACCACTAACACAAACTTTGACATCATAGATCGTGCTCTAAACGGTGTGGGAAGCATCACACTTTCTGGAACCTCACACACCCTAACAACCACGGATGGCTCACTTACAGACGGTATGTTCAAAGTTTTATCTCTGGCTGGGTCTCCTACTGGGACAAATACTATAACTATCAGTCCTAACGACCAGGATAAGCTGTATTTTGTGAAAAACGCCAGTGGTCAATCTGTTGTGTTTAGCCAAGGGACAGGTGCCAATGTAACGATACCAAACGGTGGGGCTGACATTATATTTGCTGACGGTGCAGGAAGCGGTGCGGCAGTCTCAAGTCTTTTTGCTAGTGCAATACAAGGATATTCAGTAACTTTTGGCGGAAGAGTGCTCTGTGATGATACAACAGATGCTACAAGCACTACGGATGGTTCGGTGCAGACAGATGGTGGTCTTTCAGTCGCAAAAGACGCAATCTTTGGTAACGATGTCACTTTAAAATCTGATGATGCAGTTTTAGGTTTTGGCGCAGATACTGATGTAACCATTACACACGATCCTGACGATGGGTTGTTTTTCAAATCAACAGCAACGGGTGATGATAATCCTTTCGTTCTCACAATCCAAACAGGTGAGACAGATATAGCTGCTGATGACAAACTAGGAGTGATTAACTTTCAAGCACCAGATGAGGGAACAGGCACAGACGCTATATTAGTAGCCGCTGGAATAGAGGCAGTTTCAGAAGGTGATTTTGCAGCCGATTCAAACGCTACGTCTTTGGCTTTTAAAACAGCATCGTCAGAAGCTGCCGCTGAGAAATTACGCATTGATAGCATTGGTCAAGTTATGCTTTCAGGTAGTGCCGCATCCTTTGATACTACACCTGCAAAAAATGGTCTGCAACTTTACTACGAGAGTGACTCAGGTCTAGGAACTATTGGAACAAGATCTGATGGTGGTGCTACATCATTAGTATTCCAAACAAATACTGGTGGTGGTGCAAGTTCAGAAGCTGTGCGTATTGACTCATCAGGTAATGTTGGAATTGGAGCCACTTCACCATCAAGTCGACTTTCGCTAGGTGATAGCACTGTTAGCTCCAGCAATACAATAACATTTGGTAAGCGAGTTACGTCATCCCAAAGTAATCTACCTCTAATTGGACATGATAGCAGTGATGGCAGTGCTTCGGATTTAGGGATTTGCGCTACATCGTCTTCAGGAAAAATAAATTTTTATACAGGGAATGATGCCGCTGGCTTTGGAAATGGTTCAAACGAATTAAGAATGACGATTGATTCAACTGGTGCGGTAGGAATAGGAGCAGAACCATCAGGTGGCACAGCACTGGACGTTCGTAATGATGGTGTAATTCAAATTATTAACACGGATCAAATTCAACTTTTAGCGTCAAATGGTGGAAGTACATTAAAAAATGTTTCAAACAATGTGTTTCTTTTTGGGACTAATAATACAGAGCGTATGCGCCTGACTGCTGGTGGGGATTTATTAATTAACACAACCAGTCAAGTTGGCTCAGGAAATCCAAGGGTTTCAGTTGATAATGGTAGTGATGGAGTTTGCATTGCTACAAGCAGATCAGGCACGTCATCAGTAGCTCATATGCAATTTATCAATGGAAGTGGAACTGTTGGTAGTATTAGTACATCAGGATCCGCTACAGCCTTTAACACTAGCTCAGATTACAGATTAAAAACCTCAGTGGAGAGCATGACTGATGCGACTGCTAGGTTGAAACAACTAAATCCAGTGCGTTTTAAATTTCTTGCAGATACAAGCACAACTTTAGATGGCTT